AGTGAAAGATTTAGAATTGCTCAAAATGGTGATATCACCGCAACTGATACAAGTATTGGTTCAAACTCGGATGAAAGACTTAAAGAAAATATAACAGACTTTACTTATGATGTTGCTAAATTTAAACAGTTCAAACCAAAAACTTTTGATTGGAAAAATCCAGAATTACATAGTGGCGTATCAGATAATAGAGGTTTTATAGCACAGGAAATTGAAACAGTTGATAATTATTATATCAACAAAGAAGAATTAACATTACCTGAAACACAAGAAACAGGTAATGCTGATTACAATTTAATTCCTGAAGATGAAGATGGTAAACGCATATCATACACTTCAAAACTTGGTAAAAAAGATGCTATGTATATTTCAGTTATACAACAATTAATTACTAAAATAGAAACTTTAGAGTCTAAAGTACAAGTGTTGGAAGACGCATAAATAATAGTAAAGAATAAAGGAAAACAATGGCATATATAGGAAGAGCACCATCGATAGGTACATTTACGAAACAAGACCTTACAGGTGACGGTAGTACTACTACATTTACACTTACAAATACAGTAGGTAGTGAGTCAGCGATTTTAGTATCAGTTGGCGGCGTTATTCAAGAGCCAAAAGTTGCATATACACTTGGTACAGGTGGAACACAAATCGTATTTACAACTGCCCCTTCTTCTACTGATAATGTTTACATACATTTCTTAGGCAATTCAGTTACACAAAATCTTAACAATGTTCGTGGTACAGAGTTTATATTAGACGCTGATGGCGATACTTCATTTACTGCTGATACAGATGATGAGATAGATATTCAAGTTGGTGGTACTGATAGAAGTACGATCAAAACAACAGGTTTTCATAACATAGATAGTTATAAGTTCGTTGCTGGTACTGGTGATGATTTAGAAATCTATCACGATGGTACAAATTCTTTTATTGCAAATAAGACAGGTGCTTTAAAACTTGCAACTGAAACATCAGGTATTGCAATCACAATAGGTCATACTACTTCCGAAGTAACTGTCGCTGACAATATGACAGTTGCAGGTGATTTAACTGTAACAGGTACTGCAAACTTTGGTGATACAAATATTACAAATGTAGGCAGTATTACTTTAGATACTGTTATAGATGATGGCGGAACAATCACATTAGACTCAAGTGGTGATATTGTTTTAGACGCTGCAGGTAATGATATATTCTTCAAGGCAGGTGGTACAACAATAGGTGAATTTGAAAATGAATCAAATAACTTAATTATTAAATCATCTGTTTCTGACGCTGACCTAATCATTAGAGGTAATGATGGAGGTTCTGAAATTAGTGCTTTAACTTTTGATATGTCTGCTGCTGGTAAGGCGACATTCAACGATCAAGTTGTTGTAGGAGATGGCAAGTTAGTTCTTAACTCAACTGCCGTAACCTCAACTGCTGCTGAACTTAATCTACTAGACGGAGTTTCTGGATTAGTACAGGCAGACTTAACAAAATTAGCTGCTATAGATGCTACTGCTTCTGAACTTAACATTACACAAGGAAGCAACAATGCTACTGCAACAACTGTTGCCGCTGCTGATAGAGTTGTATTAAATGATAATGGTACAATGGTTCAGGCTGCTGTAACTGATCTAGATACTTTCTTCTCGGCAAGTGCAAAAACATTAACAAACAAAACTTTAACAACACCTGTAATTGCTGAGATAGATTCAGGTTCTACAATCACACTTGACGCAACAACTGATATTGTATTAGACGCTGACGGTGGAGATATTTTCTTTAAAGATGATGGTACTACTTTTGGTAGTGCAACAAACACTTCAGGTAATTTAATTATTAAATCAGGAACAACAACTGCTGCAACTTTTAGTGGTGCAAATGTTACCTTTGCTGGTACTATTGGTTCTGGTGCAATCACTTCAACTGGTATCGTAACAGGTACAGGATTTACTGCAGGTAATGCTGTTCTTGCAGAAGCAGAATTAGAATTACTAGATGGTCTAACTGCTGGTACAGCAATCGCTTCTAAAGTAGTTACAACGGATGCAAACATAGATTCAACTGGTATGAGAAATCTAACCATCTCTGGTGAACTAGACGCTGCCACTGGAGACTTCTCTGGTGCTGTTGATGTTGCTGGTGTAATTACAACCTCTGATGGCATGATAATTACCACTGCTGATAACACCGACACACTTACATTAACATCAACTGATACTGATGCTTCTTCAGGTCCGAATTTAAGATTATATAGAAATTCACATACTGGCTCACATAACCCGCAAGATGGTGATACTCTAGGAGTAGTTGAGTTTGAGGGTCAAAATGATGCTGGTCAAGATGTTATCTATTCACAAATAAGAACTATTTTAAATGATGCTTCTGATGGCACGGAAGATGGTCAAATAGATGTAAAAATTATGAACGGTGGCTCATTAAACATGGTTGCTAGTTTTAAAGGACCTGAAACAGTTATAAATGACGCAAGTATTGACCACGACTTCCGAGTAGAATCTAATGGTAATGCCAATATGCTATTTGTTGATGGTGGTAATGACCATGTCAATATTGGTACTAGTTCTGACTTAGGGGGTGTGTTAAATGTAGAGGGTCAAACTGTAATTAGAACCTCTGATAACTCTGCCACGCTTACCTTAGTTTCAACTGATAACGACACTGCTGAAGGACCAATTTTAGCTTTTGACAGAAGTGTTGCTGATGTTGCTGCTGGTGATTTAATTGGAACTATTAAATTTCTTGGAGAAGATAATGCTGGTAATGCAGCACTTTATCACGAAATACAAGCATCTATTGAAGATGGAACTAATGGCGGTGAAGATGGTCGTTTAACTATTTATCAATCTATTGCTGGTGCTGCTAAAAATGTATTAGATTTAAAATCAGGTGAAATTGTTTTTAATCAAGATTCAGCAGACCTAGACTTCCGAGTAGAGTCTGATGCTGGAACACACGCATTATTTGTTGATGCTGGTAATAATGTTGTCATAGTTGGTGGTATAGATGGTTCAGGTACAACTCCTGCTCCAACAAATACTGCTGGTGGTTTAGATCCTGTATTTCAATTACAAGGTGCTAACAATGCCAATCAATACTCTATGCATATTTCAGCAGGTATTAATTCAGCAGGTTCACCACCAAGATTAGTAATGAGTAAATCAAGAGATAATACTCTTAATGGTAATACTATTTTACAAACAGATGACGCTATTGGTGCGATAACTTTTGCAGGTGCAGATGGCACAGACAGAAATTCAGTTGCTGCAGAAATTATTGCTAATGTAGATGGTAGTCCTGGTGGTAATGATATGCCAGGAAGATTATCTTTTCTTACAACTAAAGATGGTGCTAATAGTACAACTGAAGCAATGAGAATAAATAGCGCTGGTGCTGCGAAACATGCTTCTGGCGATGATGCCTTACAAGGTACATTGACAAATGCAATTCATAATTTTTCTAGTGCTGCTAACCTTACCGCATTAGAATTATCTTCTGGTCACGCTACTTTTACTAATTCAGTATTAGGTGTTGGTGCAAAAAGATCAGCAGTAAATTCATATAATTTAATAACTGCTTCTACTGGTAATGGTTCTAATGATAGATTTAATGATTTAGAATTTAAAGTTAAAGGTGATGGTAATGTTTCTTGTGATGAATCTTTTACAGGCAGTGGTGCAGATTATTCAGAGTATTTTGAATGGTCTGATGGAAATTCTTCTGATGTAGATAGAGTTGGAATATCTGTAAAACTTGATGGTAATAAAATTGTTGCTTCTAGTGGTAGTGATGACGCTGCAGATATTATCGGAGTTGTATCTGGGTCACCTGTTATCGTTGGAGATGCTGATGGTACTGGAACTAGATGGACTGAAAAATATTTAAAAGATGATTATGGTCGTGCTGTATATGAAACTTATACAATTACTACATGGACTGAAGTTGTTGAAGATGATGATGATATTAAACATGAATATCACACAGATAGAGTACCATCTGATACAACTGTTCCTACTGACGCAACTGATGAAAATAAATTAACTGTTATATCAAAAGAAGATGATAATACCACAGACCTTATTAGAAGAAAATTAAATCCTGATTATAATAGTTCTCTTACTTATGTTGCAAGAGCAGATAGAAAAGAATGGGATACAGTAGGTCTTGTTGGTAAACTTAGAATGAAAAAAGATCAAAAGACAGGAACAAATTGGATTAAATTGAGAGACATATCTGATACCGTTGAAGAATGGTTAGTTAGATAGAGTATAAATAATAGTAAAGAATAAAGGAGAACTAAAAAATGGCACATAGCGATGACGCAACAAAAGCTTGGGTAAGTGCAACACCAGTAGTAGACGAAAATGATAAAGTAATCTCTTGGAACTGTAAGTATAAATATACACTTGCAGCTTCTGGAAAAGATGACTTTGTGCATACTTTCGATAAAACTGTTGAGATTGAACCAACTAAAGCAAAAACTGCATACACACAAGCAGAACTATTAACTCTAATGGATAAAGCACATTGGGACGATATGTTCAATAAAAAGTATGGTGTATATATTTCAACGCCGCCAACTAGAACAGCAGACGCAAGTTTTGATGTTACTGGTTTGGATGCAAGTTAATATAAAACAAACAAAGGAATAACAATGGCTAATGATTTTAAAAGATTTTGTGTACCAGATGTAGCTACTTCAAATACTACATTATATACAGTACCTGGCTCTTCAAAAGAATCAATCGTGATTGGTATTACAATGGCAAACAAAAGTAACTCTGGTATAACTGGAAGTATTTTTATTGATAATGAAGATGGAACAAATGATGTCTTTATTGTTAAGGATGCCTCTATTCCTGCAGGATCTTCATTAGAAGTCATGTCTGGTAATAAGTTAGTACTACAATCGGATGCTTCTGGAAATGCTGACAACTTAGAAGGTATTGCAAGTGCTACAAGTTCACTTGATATTACAGTATCAGTACTTGAAGATGTTTAATAGATAAAGGATAAAGAATGGCATATATAGGACAAGAACCACTAGTAGAATTTAGTTCGGTACCTACAAAAGACTCATTTACAGGAGACGGAAGCACAGTTGCGTTTGATATGTCAGCTGCTGTAGTATCTGCTGCTGATAATGCATTAGAAGTCTTTATAGATAATGTTCGACAAGAACCAGGTAGCGGTAAAGCATATACAGTAGGATTAGACGGAAGTAATGAAAATAAAAGAATTACTTTTAGTGCTGCTCCAGCGAATGGTGCTGCGATTTATGTAATCAATGATAAATCAAATACAACAACACTTGTAGCGCCAACCAATCTTGGTGGTGTCGAGTTAATTCTAGATGCTGATAATGATACTTCGATTACTGCTGATACAGACGATCAAATAGATTTTAAAATTGGTAGTGCTGATCATCTAAAAATATTAAGTTCTTCTGGTGATACTGTTCTTAAACCAATGGTTGACGCAAAAGATATCATCTTTCAACAATTTGATGGAAACAAAATCTTTTGTATAGATGATGGAAACTTTGTAAGCGTTGGTGGTAATAGTGCTGCCCCTGGTGAGATAAGAATTTATGAAGATACTGATTTAGGTGCAAACTATACAGGTTTTAAAGCAGGTAATTTAACGGCAAGTGTTGCTTATCAATTACCTCTTGCAGATGGTTCTTCTGGTCAAGCACTTGCAACTGATGGTTCTGGTGTTTTATCATGGACAACAATCGCTACTAATACACCAACTTCTGCTGATGGTCAGGCACTTGGTTCTACTTCGTTAGAATGGTCAGACTTATTCTTGGCAGATGGTGCTGTTATTAACTTTGGTGCCGATCAAGATATAAACTTAACTCATGTACATAATACGGGTTTAACAACAAATGCTGACTTTACGGTTGGTGATGATTTATTTGTTTCTGGTGGTCTCATTGATCTTAAAAACACAGGTACAGTTTCAACAATAAAATTTTATTGTGAGAGTTCAAACGCTCATGCACAATCACTTGTAGCAGCGCCACATTCTCAAGGTGCTACTAACACTCTTACATTACCTGATGGTAATGATGGCGTTTTAGTTTCAACAGTTTCAACTGCAACTCTAACAAACAAAACACTTACTGCTCCTACTCTTACAGGTACGGCTGTAGTAGCATCCTTAGACATCTCTGGAGACATAGATGTAGACGGAACAACTAATTTAGATGTTGTTGACATTGATGGTGCAGTAGATATGGCAAGTACACTTCAAGTAGACGGTGCGATTACAACCTCTGATGGTATGGTAATTACAACTGCTGGTGTTGATCCACAATTAACAATTATATCAACTGAAGCAGGTGGAACTGCATCACCTATAATTGATCTTTATAGAAATTCCAGCTCCCCAGCTGATGGTGATGTTTTAGGTCAATTTAGATATTATGGTGAAAACTCTGCTGATGAGAAAATAGAATATGTAAGAGTAAAAGGTGCTATTGCTGATGTTACCGATGGTGATGAAGGATCTAACTATACTATTACAACTTATACTGCAGGTGCCCAATATGGCAGATTAAACATTTTAGAAACTGAAACTGTATTCAATGAAAATAGTGCAGACATAGACTTCCGAGTAGAATCGGATGGCGTTGATAAGATGTTGTTTGTTAATGGCGGAACTAATACTGTAAGTATAGGTGGTGAGGCTACACCTTTAGGTAGACTTCATGTTTTCACTGCTGATAGTGGTGCAAGTGCTCACGCCAATGCAGATGAGTTAGTTGTAGAAGGTTCAGCACATTCAGGAATTACTATTGCTTCAGGAAATTCAAGCACTGGTACAATAGCTTTTGCTGATGACGGTGATACATTAGTTGGTCGTATTATTTATGACCACGCTAATAATGATTTGTCATTTGGTGTAGGTGGAGTTGCAGATAGAATACTTATTGCCTCTAACGGTTCTACAACAATTGCAACCCCTGATAATCTAGACACACTTACTTTAACTTGTACAGACGCTGATGGAAGTGCAGGACCAAATTTAAGAATGTATCGTAATTCAAGTTCTCCTGATGATGGGAATGATTTAGGAGTTATAGACTTTGAAGGTCGTAATGATGCTTCTCAAGATGTAGTTTATGCACAAATTAAAAGTTTAATAGTAGACCAAACAGATGGAACTGAAGATGGTAAATTAGAATTATACCATATGTTCAATGGATCACTTGCTCCAAGTTTACAATTAACAAATGCTGGAATTGTTATTAATGAATCAAGTAATGATATAGACTTCCGAGTAGAAACAAATGGACAAACACACGCTATCTTTGCAGAAGGTGGCACAGATAGAGTAGGTATTTTAAACAGTAGTCCACAAAAAGCTTTAGATGTAACAGGTGACGCTAAAGTGTCAACCGACTTAACTGTTGGTGATGACTTGTTTATGCTTAGTGATGCTGCTGTTATTCATTTTGGTGCTGATAGTGAGATAACTTTAACACATGACCATAATGTAGGTTTAATATTAAATACAGAAGGCACAGCTAATTCGTTAGCTATTGTTAGTGGTGATGATGATACTGCTGGTGGTCCATCTTTAAATTTAAAAAGAGATAGTGCAACTCCTGCTGATAATGATGGATTAGGTGCTGTTATATGGACAGGTAGAAATGATAACTCTCAAGACTTTCAAGCAGCTATTATCAAAGCACAAGCAAGTGATGTATCTGATGGTGAAGAAGATTCTTTCTTATACTTTAGAACAATGCATGCCGGTTCTGAACTGGAACACATGGCATTTCTTACAACTGAAACTGTTTTTAATGATCCTTCTAATGACATAGACTTCCGAGTAGAATCCAATGGTGACACTCATGCATTATTTGTTGATGGTGGTAACAATAGGGTAGGTATAGGAACTTCATCACCTGATTACACTCTCCATGTTAGAAGTATGGGTTCTCCTAGTAATGATACTATAATAGATATTGAAGCTAACGCTACTGATGGAAACTGTGGAATTCAATTTACCAATAGTGCAGGCACATTAAAAGGTCGTCTTGTATATGACACAGATGATAATACTTTGGCGACTACCGTAGATACAAGTGAAGTATCAAGATATATGTCTGGTGGACAATTTCTTATTAATAGGACTTCTTCAAATCAAAATGACCATGATAATGGAAAATTAGAAAGATTAGGTGTTACTGAAACAAGTAGTGTAAGAAACAGTTTATATCTATCTAATACGAGCGGAAGTTTTGGTAGTTATCATCAAAGAAACGATGCTACTAGAGCTGCAACAAGTGGTTTTGGTTTCTTTATTGGTTCTTCAGGTAATGAGTCTGATAACGAAATAAGAATGATGGGTGATGGCTCAATAAATTCAGATGGCGCAAATAATTTAGGATCTGGTGCTGACTATGCCGAGTATTTTGAATGGAAAGATGGTAACAGTTCTGATGAAGATAGACGAGGGTATTCTGTTGTGCTTGATGGCAACCAAATAGTTAAAGCAACCGATAGTGATGACGCTTCTAAAATTATAGGTGTTATATCAGGTAATCCGTCAGTTGTAGGAGATAGTGCTTGGAACAAATGGAATCAAAAACATCTTAAAGATGATTTCAATACTTATATTTGGGAAGATTATACTCAAACAGAATGGACTGACGCTGATGGAAACTTTATTTCACATCAAACAGATTTAATTCCTGATGGAGTTACTGCACCTGAGGACGCTGTTGTTGTTTCAAAAGAAGATGATGGTACTACTAATTTAAAAAGAAGAAAAGTAAATCCTGATTGGGACTCAACTGCAACTTATATTCCTCGTTCTGATAGAAAAGAATGGGATACAGTTGGTCTTGTGGGTAAACTAAGACTTAAAAAAGGACAACCAACAGGAACAAATTGGATTAAAATGAGAGATATCTCTGATACCGTTGAAGAATGGTTAGTTAGATAGAGTACAACTAAAGTAAAGAATAAAGGAAAACTATGGCACAGACAAAAGTAAGTTTAGTAGATTTAAATTCTAATGAGTTGATACTTGACTTAGATGGCGATACAACGCTACATTCAAGTACAGACGATCAAATAGATATTAAGATTGCAGGTGCAGATGACTTCACATTCACTGCTGGAGCCTTTAATGTTCTAGCGTCATCTCATGCTGTTTTTGCTGATAGTTCAGAAGCAAAGTTTGGTGCAGGTACTGATTTACAGATTTATCACGATGGTACAAATTCTTTTATTGCAAATAAAACTGGTGCATTAAAAATCGCAACAGAAACTTCTGGCATTGCAATCACACTAGGTCACACTACTTCTGAAGTTACAATTGCAGACAATCTTACAGTTACTGGAAATGCTAACATTGGTGGTTCATTAACTTTTGCTGATGGCAGTATTGCGCTTGCAGATATAGATATTGATGGTGGTACTGATATTGGCGCTGATCTAACAACTTCTGATCTAATAATTATAGATGATGGTGCTGGTGGTACAAATAGAAAAGCAGCTTTATCAAGAATTAATACACTAGTTCAAACTGCTGGTGGTTTTCCATTAACTGCTTTAGACATAGACGGTGGTACTGATATAGGTGCTGCGATTGTTGACGCTGATTTGTTTATAGTAGATGATGGTGCTGGTGGTACAAACAGAAAAGTTACTGCTTCAAGAATTAAAACATATATAGGTTCTACCACAGCTGTTGATGATTTAACACTCGGTGACGCTGCTGTAACAATTGCAACATCTTCAGGTAATATTACAATAGATGCTCAGGCAGGCGATACAGATATTATATTTAAAGGTACTGATGGTAGTTCAGATATAACAGCATTAACTTTAGATATGTCTGCCGATGGTGCAGCTATATTTAAATCCTCTGTTACTGCTGTATCATTAGATATATCTGGTGATGTAGATGTTGATGGTACAACAAATTTAGATGTTGTTGATATTGATGGTGCTGTTGATATGGCAACTACACTACAAGTAGACGGTGCTATAACTGGATCAAGCACTATTACTGGTACTAGTTTTAATGGTATTCCTTTCTTTAGTGATACAACAAATGGTTCTATTTACACCCACGATGTATCAGGCACAGATGATACAGCGGCTAATAATACTGCTTATGGACTAACAGCATTAGATGCAATTACAACAGGAGATAACAATGTAGCGATTGGTCATAATGCTGGTGGTGCAATAAATACTGGTGGCAATAATACATTGATAGGTTATCAAGCTGGAAGAGATATTACTGATGACACAAACAATGTAGCTGTAGGGTACAGAGCTGGTAGTAATTTATTACAATCACACAATATTATTCTTGGGTCAGACTCTGCTAGAGTTTCTACTTCATTGAACGATAGTATAATTATAGGTTCAAGTGCTGTTGGTTCTGGTATTGCAACTGGTAGTGCTAATATTGTAATAGGTAGAACGGCTGGACAAAATTTAACTTCTGCGGATAGCAACATTTTAATAGGTAAAGAAGCTGGTCAGGCACTAACTACTGGTGGTAACAATATATTTATAGGGCAAGATGCTGGTGATGATAACGATGCTGAAACTAACAATTTAGGAATAGGTAAAGGCTCACTCGGTGGTTCAATAGCTGGCGGTGAATATAATGTAGCTATTGGTAATAATACATTAGATGCTTTAACTTCAGGTGATTACAATACCGCTGTCGGTTATATTTCTGGTACTGCAATAACCACAGGTAGTAATAACACAGGAATAGGAAATCAATCATTAGAAGCTCTTACTACAGGTAGTGATAATACTGCTGGAGGTTCAGGTGGATTAAATGCACTTACTGAAGGTTCTAATAATGCTGCATTTGGTAGAGCTGCTTTAGGAGCTGTTACTACCGCTAGTGATAACACAGCACTTGGTAGAAGTGCTGGACTTGGAATTACTACTGGTACAGGAAATACTACAATTGGTACTTCAGCTGCTTCTGCTGGAACTATGACTGGTAATAACAATGTTGTTATTGGTAAACTTGCTGGTGAAGATATGACATCTGCTGACGCTAATGTGATTATTGGAGAAGATGCTGGTAAAAACCAAACAACAGCAGACAATAATATTTTAATTGGTCAAGGTGCTGGTGAAGCAATCACAACTGGTGGTGATAATATTTTTATAGGCACTAGTGCTGGTGATGGTCATGACGCAGAAACTAATAACTTAGGAATAGGTAAAGGCTCACTAGGTGCAGCAATTAATGGTGGAGAATACAATGTAGCTGTAGGTAACTTTACTCTAGATGCTTTGACTTCAGCTGACTATAATACTGCTTTGGGTTATCTTGCTGGGTCAGGTGTTAATACTGGTGATTCAAATACAATGATTGGTTACTATTCAGGAAGAAGTATTACTGAGGGTGTCGATAATATAACTATTGGTAGAGAAGCTGGTCAAGCAATTACAACTGGAGATTACAATACTTTGGTAGGTGGAAGTGCTGGTAAGGCTTTTGATACTGAAAACCATAATACTGGATTTGGATATGAAGCACTAAGAAGTGGCTCACTTGCTGGTGCAGAATACAATGTAGCTATCGGTAATTACACTTTAGATGCTATAACTTCAGCTGATTTTGTAACTGCTGTAGGTTATGACGCTGGTGGTGCTGTAACCTCAGGTGGCTATAATACTTTAATTGGTCATCAGGCAGGTCACGCTATAACTAGTGGAAATACTAATACAGCAGTTGGACATCACTCTTTAGGAACTAATACTGTTGGTGATAGAAATACTGCTGTAGGTTCTGGTGCATTAGGTACATTTAATCCATCTAGTAATACAGATGATAACAATACAGCAGTTGGCTATGGTGCTTTAAATGCTCTCACAACTGGTGTTCATAATATTGCAATAGGCGGATTAGCTATGGGTGGTGATCCTGGTCCAAGTACTGAAAACCATAACTTAGCAATAGGTATTAATTCAATGGGTGGAAACATTGCTGGTGGAGAATATAATGTAGCAATAGGTAACTATTCTGGTGATGCAATTACTTCAGGTGATAGTAATACATTAGTAGGTTATAATGTTGGAACATCAATTACAACTAGTGAACTTAATACATTTATTGGTTTTGATGTTGGTAAACAGCATTCAACAAATGCGGGTGGTTCTGTTAATACTGGTGTTGGAGCTAGTGCTTTACAAGCATTGACCACAGGTGGTCAAAATACTGCTCTCGGTGGTAACGCAGGGTATTCTTTAACAACTGCTGTTGATACAGTTCTTATTGGACACAACGCTGGAGACGCAATTGTTCTAGGTTCTTATAACACAGCAGTAGGTAAAGACGCATTAGGTGCGGCACAAGGTGATAGATATAATACTGCAATAGGTTTTGAAGCATTAAAAGTATTTAACACAGGTACATCAGTAAATGATACTGCAAACACAGGAGTAGGAGCTCAAGCTGGTTTAAGGGTTACAAGTGGTGCGGGCAATACTTTTATTGGTGCTGGTGCTGGTGATACAGCTACAACTGGTGGTAGTAATATTTGTATAGGTCAAGACTCAGATGTTAGTACAAATAGTACCTCAAACGCAATTGTAATAGGACAAACTATTGCTACAGTTGCTAACAGGGTTGCTATTGGTAAATCTGGTGCATTAATTTACGCAGATTTTGCTTCAAGTGCTACTTGGACACAATCATCAGATGAAAGACTAAAAGATAGTATTGAAGCAACTAATATTGGTTTAGATTTTGTGAATGAATTAAGACCAGTAACTTATAAATGGAAAGATACTACAACTATTCCTGAAGAATTAACAAAACAAAAAACAGAAGTAAATGCAAAAGACACAGAAACTTTACAATATGGTTTAATTGCACAAGAAGTTAAATCAGCTATGGATAAAGTTGGACACGACAAATTTACTGGTTGGGATTTAGATGAGGACGATACTCAATGCTTAAGAGAAGGGCAGTTTATTTACCCACTAATAAAAGCAGTACAAGAATTATCTGCAAAAGTTGACGCCTTAACTGCTAGAGTCACTACATTAGAGGGATAATAAACAATGGCAACGATACAAAATATCACCATTGACCAAGATTGTGATTTCACAGAAACATTAACAGTTAAAGATTCTACAGGTACAGTTGTTGATTTATCAAATGAAACAATCACTAGTAAAATGAGAAAGACTCACCTTTCTACTACAGCATTTGATTTTACAACTGCTAAAGTAAGTGCAACTGATGGTACTTGTTCAATCACAATGACTGACGCTGTTACTACTGGTCTTGCTGAAGGTCGTTATGTATGGGATTTAACAACAACTGATTCTTCTGGTTTAATTACTCGAAGAATTGAAGGAAGGGTTACCGTAACACCAAGCGTAACTAGGTAACTTTATGTCAGATGATACAACTCAAAGATATATTGATGGAGAAAAAAATTGGATTAATAATGTTATTGGAAAAGATTCGATTGTTGACAAAACAATTACGGGCAAAGTTAGTATTATTGAAGAAATAGATATTGACGCTGATATCGAAAAACAAATCACACAATTACAAGAAGCAAAATTAAAAGTTGCCGAAACTGAAATTGATCTTCTTACAAACATCTCAAAAAAACAAGCAATAGAAGAGGTTAATGTTCAAAGTGAACTAGGCGATTTCTTTTCTACAATCACTTCCGAAAAGAAAGAACTTAAAAGTAGAGTAAAAAAAGAAGAAGTTAAAATTGCTGAAGTAGAAAAATTATTTAAAGCACTTAACGAACCAAAAAAAGAAAAAAAGGTTAAAAAGAAAAAAGAACTTTTACTTGAACCTGAAAAAACAGAAAATATTGAAGATGTTGTAGTTGAGAATGTTATTGAAAAAACACCAGAAGAACTTACGGTTATAGATAAAGTATCAAAACAACTTTCTGATATGAAGGTTGCAAAAAAAATAGATGAAGATAAAATTAAATCATTAGAGTCAGTTGATACTTTAGACAAACTAAAAAGAGAGTTTCTTAACTTTAAAGATATTGTTGCTAAACAAATGTCATTTACTGGTGGTGGCTTAGATACAAACAAGATTACTGCTGACTTGATGCCGACAACAGGATCAACTTTTGATTTAGGATCTGAAGATAGACCTTGGCGTAAATTATATTTATCAGGCGGTACACTTGTAGTAGGCGACACCGAAATTTCTGGTACTGAAATTGCACAATTAGATGGCGTCACGGCAGGCACAATTGTTGCTAGTAAGGCAGTCGTTGTTGACTCTAGTAAAGATATTACAGGATTTAGAAATATAACACTAACTGGTGAGTTAGATGCCGCAAGTTTAGATATATCAGGTAATGTTGATATTGATGGTACTCTAGAAACAGACGCTTTATCTATTAATGGTACGGCAGTAACCTCAACCGCAACCGAATTAAATATTCTAGATGGTAAAAGTTTTGTTGATGAAGATAATATGGCGTCAAATAGTGCTACGGCGATTGCATCCCAACAATCTATTAAAGCATATGTTGATACTTCGGTATCAAATGTAACTTTTCCTGTGTTAAACTTTACGGCAGATGATGAAAGTAATTTAAATATAAACTTAACAAACGAAGAAAGATTCACGGTTGCTGGGGGTACGGGCGTCGCTACGACTAGTAGTGGGAATACTATAACAGTTGCTATAGATGCCTCAGTTTTGACTACAACAACTGGTGCAACAAAGGCATTCTCAATCGCACAGGCTATCGCATTAGGATAAATACTAAATAGTAGTATAAGGAAAGAAAATTATGGCAACACCAACTACAAAAGCAACATTTAAAGAGTATTGTTTAAGATCATTAGGCAAACCTGTAATAGATATAAATGTTGACGAAGATCAAATAGATGACCGAATAGACGAAGCAGTTCAATACTTTGCACAATATCATGTGGACGGTGTTGAAAGAATGTATTTAAAATATCTAGTTACTGCTGATGATATTACAAGAATGACCACAGACGCTTCTGAATCGGTTACAGATAATTCAATTACGACTACATGGAAAAGAGCAGATAATTTTCTTGTAGTTCCTTCATCTGTAATTTCAGTTGTTAATGTGTTTCCTTTATCTGATAGATCAAACTTAAATATGTTTGATGTTAAATATCAATTAAGATTAAACGATTTGTATGATTTTTCATCTACAAGTATAGTTCATTATGAAATGACTATGCGACACTTAGATTTTCTTGACCATATATTAGTTGGTGAAAAACCAATGAGATTTAATCATCTATCAAATAGATTGTTTATAGATATGGATTGGAAAACAGATATTACAGCAGGTGAATATCTAATTATGGAAGTTTATCGTAAGTTAGATCCTGATACTTTTACCGATGTATATGACGATATATACTTAAAGAGATATGCAACAGCACTAATTAAAAGACAATGGGGACAAAATCTTTCTAAATTTAATGGTACGGCTATGTTAGGAGGAGTTACACTTAATGGTCCTGAATTATTTTCTACTGCTATTCAAGAACAGCAAAAGTTAGAAGAAGAAATTAGATTAAATTACGAAGAGCCGCCACATATGCAACAAGGATAATTGAATGCCAACTAATGTCTATTTTGACACAGGCACAACATCTGAGCAAAGACTATACGAAGATTTAATTATAGAACAGCTTAAGATATACGGCCAAGATGTCTATTACTTACCAAGAAAAATTGCGAATAAGGATAATATCTTTGGAGAAGATCCTGCTTCGTCTTTTGATGACTCGTACATTATTGAAATGTATGTTGACAATACTGATGGGTATATGGGCGAGCAAGAAATTATTAATAAGTTTGGTTTAGAATTACGAGATGATATTAAATTTACTGTTTCTAAATTAAGATGGGAAACTTTAATCTCTAACAATAGTGATTTAGTTGCTGAGAGACCTCAAGAAGGTGACTTAGTTTATTTTCCTACTACAAACGCATTTTTTGAAATACAGTTTGTAGAACATGAGCAACCGTTCTATCAACAAAGTGCATTACCTGTTTATAAACTATCATGTACTAAATTTGAGTACAGTTCAGAAAGAATTGATACAGGTATTGTAGAAATTGATAGTACTGAAGATTCATTATCTACTGATACAATGAACTTCCAGTTTAGTTTAGAAAATGAAACTGGATCGTTTGTAGTTGAAAGTGATATTGGTAAAATTGAATATCTTATCAATGAGAGCTTTACAATGGCAACTCAACAACCAGTAGATCAAGGACTAATATTTGAAGAACAGGCAGGTACAACAACATCATCAACAAGTGATGATATATTAGATTTCAGCGAAAGAAATCCATTTGGAGAGGTTGACGATTACTAATGTTTGGACAACACTTTTACCATAAACAAATTCGTAATACTGTAATTGCGTTTGGTACAATATTTAATAATATTAATATTAGGCGTTTGGACTCTAGCGGAAATCCATTGCAGAATATTAGAGTGCCTTTGTCATATTCACCAAAAGAAAAGTTCTTGGCAAGATTAGACCAACAAGCAGATTTAACTGGAGACGATTCAAGCGTGGCAATAACTCTACCTCGTATGTCATTTGATATCACTGGTTATTCTTATGACCCAGCTCGTAAGTTAAATAAAAATCAAAAACTTAGTAATGTAAAAACTAGTAGTGATACAACTAACTTGAATACACAATATTCTCCTGTACCATATAATGTAAATATATCTTTAAATGTATTTACTTCTAATTCAGATGACGGTTTACAAATTATTGAACAGATACTTCCATACTTTCAACCAGACTACACGGTTACAATGTATGAGAATAAAGATTACATGGATACAAAAAGAGATATACCGTTTATATTAAATGGTGTTGATTATGATGATAGTTATACAGGATCACTTACAACAAATAGAAGAATCATTTATACATTATCATTTACTGCAAAAATATATCTGTATGGTCCGATAAGTACAAGTTCTATTATTAAAAAAGTTTCAGCAGATTTATATACAGATATACAAGGAAATAGTCCATCTCGAAATGAAAGAGTTACGGTTACACCTAATCCAACTTCAGCAGATAAAGATGATACTTATACATATACAACTACTTTAGATTTCTTTAATGATGGATTAAACTATGATGAAAGCACAGGTGAAGATAAGTAATAATAAAAGGTTTACAAAATGAGTACAATTGATGATAAATTAAATGAAGTTTTAGATATAGCGGAAGAAGTATTTGAAGGAAAAAAAGAAGTTGCAATCGTACCTTCTACTACTCCTAAAAATACTGATCCAGATGTTGACTTTGAAACTGGTAGAGAAAATCTATACAAGTTACTTGCAAAAGGTAATGAAGCAATAGATGGTATTCTATCACTTGCAAAAGAGGGTGAACATCCTAGAGCATATGAAGTTGCAGGACAATTAATCAAAACAGTAAGTGAAGTTTCTCAAGACTTATTAGGTCTACAAGAAAAAATGAAGAAACTTAAAGATGTTCCTAATACAGGACCTAAAAGTGTAACCAATGCATTGTTTGTTGGTTCTACTACTGAATTAACAAAACTATTAAAGAAGAAAGACTAATGGATTTTTTTAGACCGAACATAGAAGAAAGAATTACTTTACCTTCTCCACCTCAAAGAGATGAAGATGAAATATCTCGTTTAAAAGATATTATTCGAAATCGAACTGCTGAGGATGTACAGTCTATAAGAGACCATGATGAAGTTCCGTTTTTTGCATTAAAAAAATATTGTGAAGATAACGGATTATTATTTCACGAAAACGAATTTGAAGATTTAGTGGAACAATCAACACCGATTATATTGCATTTTAAAAATATGTTTAATCGCAAAAGACCTAATGAGGTTGATAATAGAATAAATACATTACCAAGTAAAACAAATAAAACTCGTTCTTATCCAAGTGGACATTCAGCACAAGCAAGACTTGTTGCAAGATATGTTGCTGGTAAATTTCCTGAACACGAAATTGAATTACTTAAAAAAGGTAACGAGTGTGGTATGGGAAGAGTAAGAGCAGGGTTTCATTATCCTTCAGACAACGAAACAGGCATTCTACTTGGTGAAAAGTTATATGTATTTCTGAACAAAGATAATTATGAAAACTGAGCAATACTTAGGAAATCCAAATCTTAAAAAAGCACATTCAAAATCTCGATTTACAAAAAAACAAATTGAAGAAGTATTGAAGTGTTTGGATAACCCAAAATATTTTATAGAGAATTACTTAAAGATTGTAACCATTGATAAAGGTCTTGTACCTTTTGAGATGTACGACTTTCAAAGAGAGATGGTGGATACATTTCACAAAAACCGTTTCTCTATTTGCAAGTTACCAAGACAAAGCGGAAAATCGACAATCATTGTCTCCTACCTCTTACATTATGTTTTATTTAATGACAATGTAAATGTTGCAATCCTTGCTAACAAATCTTCGACTGCAAGAGATTTACTAGGCAGATTGCAACTTGCATATGAATACTTACCTAAATGGATGCAACAAGGAGTTCTCAACTGGAACAAAGGTTCTATTGAATTAGAGAATGGAAGTAAAATGATAGCCGCAAGTACTTCTTCAAGTGCTGTTCGTGGTAGTACATTTAACATTATCTTTCTAGATGAGTTTGCTTATGTACCAAACAATATTGCTGAAGAATTTTTTAGTTCAGTTTATCCTACAATATCTTCTGGTCAATCATCTAAAGTTATGATCGTTTCTACACCACACGGAATGAATATGTTTTATAAAATGTGGATGGACGCAACAAATAAAAGAAATGATTATGTTCCGATTGAAGTGCATTGGTCTGAAGTTCCTGGTAGAGATGAAGAATGGAAAGAACAGACAATACGAAATACAAGTGAGGCACAGTTTCAGACCGAGTTTGAATGTGAGTTCTTAGGTAGTGTTGATACTCTTATTAATGCAAGTAAAATTAAAACTATGGCAGTTGTTGATCCTTTAGTAAAAAGTTTGAATGGTACTTTAGATGTTTACGAAAAACCAATCAAAGGTAATATCTATGTAATGACAGTTGATGTATCAAGAGGTATTGGAAATGATGCTTCTGCATTTGTAGTTATTGACGCTACGAAAGCACCATATCGAATTGTTGCAAAGTATCGAGATAACGAAATTAAACCTTTACTCTTTCCAAGTGTTATGAAGAAAGTAGGTGACGCATACAATCAAGCATTTGTATTGATTGAGATAAATGATTTAGGTCAACAAGTTGCAGACGCTATGCAATTTGAATTAGAATATGATAATTTACTTATGGTCACACAAAGAGGAAGATCAGGTCAAGTATTAGGTGGAGGATTTAGTGGTAGAGGTAGTCAGTTAGGACTAAGAATGACTAAAGGTACTAAAAAAATCGGAACTTCTAATCTGAAAAGTTTAATTGAGGGAGATAAACTGATAATTCAAGATTTCGAAATTATTGCAGAATTATCAACTTTTATTTCTAAAGGAAAATCTTTTGAGGCAGAGAGTGGCGCTTCAGATGACCTTGTAATGTGTTTAGTAATATTTTCATGGTTGGCAAATCAACGATATTTCAAAGAATTAACAGATGTAGATGTTCGAGGACAGATGTTTACAGATCAAAAAAATGCAATAGAGGCAGATATGGCACCTTTTGGTTTTATAGATGACGGATTAAACGATCCAGAAGGCAATAATTCACAGTTTTATGACGATACAGGACAACTTTGGACACCAGTTTCTTACCGTAAAGGGGAATAGTGTAGTTTTGGTATACTATAAATATACACAAAGGGTTATAACTAAAATATAAAAACTTAATATTAAGGAGAACTAAATATGGCTTTTCAAGTATCACCAGGTGTTCTCGTAACTGAAAAAGACTTAACGAATAT